CACACCCATGGCTACACCAGCAATGATTGCTAGCATATTTTTCATTGGCATGCTTATCGATGTATTTTCACTTACTTTCATAACGGTGCTACTAAAAATGTTAATACAACAAATCCAATAATGATTCCACCTGTAAAATAATAATTCATATTGGCACACTCCATATTAATTACCTTCACTTAACTGACTACGCATTATTAAAAAAGTTTTAAAATCTTGTTCCATTTCATTGATTTTTTCTTCCAGGGTTTTCATTTTATCATCAGCTACGATCCTATTACCTTTGTCTTTTTCAATCATCAACAATAATTCATTTTGATTAGTATTTAATTGTGCAATATATGTCTTAAAATTAAGTAAATGAGTGTCGTTTATTGTGGTAATTTCTGCTTTATTTTTGTTAATAGTCTCTGTTAGATCTACAATGTATTTAACACCTGTGAATGTTCCAACTAAAACGGACGCAATCACCGGTACCATCACTACATTTTTCTTCAACAGATCTACTACATTCATTAAGCATTTATCTCCAGAATATTAATTTTTTAAACCACGTCTTGACAGCTTCTATCCAATTGTGGTCCAGTGTTACTGTTTCCCAAACACAATCACAAAAAGAACATTGTGCAATTCCTCTGTGTCTGTGTCCACAGTCTGTGCATATGCTGCTCATTATAGCAGCCCTATGATTATTAACACTATGATAAGTGTAAAGATTCCAAAATGCCAATTCAATAATTCTCTTGGATGAAATAGGCTAGGATTCATTATTACATTATATAAAAGACGTAGTTGATCGGTAGTGAAAGACCACACCTTCTTTAACATATTTTTTAACTGATTCATAAGTCCCCCTTAATCGTTAGTTTCGTCTAGATTTTTCAACTTATAGTCATAACTACCTTCTTCGTGTTCGTCGGTAATCCATTTAGCTGAATTTTCTACGGAGTATATTTTACTAGTAACTAGTCTATTGATCAAGTTTTTATTTGGATCCACGCCCATGGAAGCATCAAACATTTTAAGCCTATTATTGGGCTGTATTGCAAAGTTTCCGTCCTCTAATTCAAGAACGTGACCACATTTATGTTGATCTGGTTTCTCTGCATAACCAAAATTTAATTCATTAAAGTCTCCTGCGCACCAATCTATTGTAAATAAATATTTACCCTTACGTTTTACTTTACGTCTTGAGGTATATTGCATAGTAGCACCAGCTAATTCATAAAAAGTTGTAACACTTACATTGTAACTAAAGCTGTCCCACATAACTACTTCATCAAGTGGCAGTTCTTTTACACCAGGTTTGGTACAGAAAGCTGTGATAGGTGCTCTCCACCATAAGCCGCCGTCTTCCATTAAAAAATGAAATAGAGGTACTCTGTTTGGTATAGAACTAAAACCAAATACGCCTACTTCAAAATATTTATCGTGTGAATCTTTCTGATCTCTTAGATAGTTACCCCTGACATAACATTCTATGACAGGTATGTTTGCATTTAGATAAGCCATAATTAACCATTTATTTCTCCCCACGTGTTTGCTAATTCGCAGTCTACTTTGTTAGGGACTTCCAGAGTAACCGCATCTTGCATGATCTCAACAATTTTATCTGCTTGTTTTTGATCTTTTACAGAAATACAAAGTTCATCATGAATTTGTACATGAGCCACTATACCATTTTTGTATAAATCCAACATAGCTTTCTTTGTCATATCAGCCGCACTACCTTGAATTAGTTTGTTTAAAGATTTGTAAGTAAATGCTCTTCTAATCCCTGGTCCATGTTCCTGTAATGCATCTTCATGCGGCAATGCTTTATGCATACCAAATTGATTAGGCTCCCACAAATGAAACCTACACAATCGTCCCAAGAGAGTTCGAATTTGACCACGCTCTTGGGCACGATTGGAAGCACTATTCATTAACTGCTTAACGAAGGGAATTTTAGCGTGGTATTGATCGAACAATTCTACTGCCTTGTCTTTTGATACACCTAATTCGGCCTGAAGTTTTGCTTTACCCATACCGTAGAATAATCCAAGATTAATTACCTTGGCCTGTGATCTTGGAATCTTTGCCATATCTGCTACGACCTGGTGAAAGTCCGTTGAGGTGTCATTTTCATAATTATCTATAACGTCATTTACAGACGGAAATTTGTGTAAAGCTGCATAATGCACTACCAACCTAGGTTCTTGCTGAGAATAGTCAAAACTACCCCATCTATGGCCCTTCTCGGGTATAAAAATAGACCTAATCATAGGTCCAAGGTCCTTATTTCTGGCAGGAAGTTGCTGTAAATTAGGGTTTGAATAAGAGAATCTTCCGGTCACAGTTCCGCCTTGATCTGACCTTATTTGATTTATGTCAGCATGGATACGACCTTTATGTTCATGTTTAATTATGGTATCTATAAAAGTAGTATGAGCCTTATTAACTTCCCTAGCTTTAGCTATCATTCTAACTACAGGATGTTCATGATTAGAAATAAAATTTTTAGTAAAAGAGGGTGCTTGTGATTTTGCAGTTCTTTCATAAGTTAAACCAAGTTTGTCAAAAACTTTGGCAACACTTCTTGCAGCCATTAATTGAACATCTACTCCTGTTTCTTTTTTTATTTGGTGGAGTAATGTTTCTTCTTCTAATGTTAATTGTTTCTTTAATTTATGAGCTCTTTGAACGTCCACTTTCACCCCAAGAAATCTCATGTCTACCAGACAAGGAAACAAATCTGTTTCGAGTTCAAAAATAGACTCAACATCTTGATGCAGTAATTCTTTTTTAAATATCTGCCAAAGTTCTAACGTAAGTTCTGCATCTTTCTCTGCGTAAGATCCAACATACATTGCTGGCAGTTGCCACATATCTGCTTTAGGATCTAGTCCTCTAGACTTTGCTTCTTCATTTAGTGCAGACTCGTTTTTACCATGACCTAAATAATCCCAAGACAAACTATTTAAATCAAATCTAAATCTATTTTCATCAATCAACGATGCTGCAATCATGGTGTCTACTATCTGTCCATTTATTTTAAGACCCATAGACCTAATCCAACAGACATCATACATAGCGTTGTGAAATATTTTTATGGCATCAGATTCACAAACATCTTTGAACCACTCTAAGGTTCTTTTACGATCCATGTTTGGCCCTGATCCGTGAGCAATTGGAAAATAAAATTTTCTTCCTGGTACAGCAACAGCAATACCTACTACTTCACCATTACCAATAATAGCACCGCTACCTTTAGATTTTAAATCAGGATCTCTTGTCTCTAAGTCAATTGCAATCTCATCGTATTTTCTTAGATCCGGATATTCTTCTGGTTCATTCCATTCTGTTTGTGCTTCAAATAAAGGTACCTTCATTTTTTTACCTCGTATACATATTTGTCTTCTATTATTTTAGTCATTCTATCTTTGTTACTAAATGCATATAAAGCTGCGTTGTAGTCATGTGGAAATATTTCCCATGCAATATTTTTTTCTAATCCAAGATAAATTTCTAAATTAAATTTATTTTTAGCAAACTTAATTGTTCTACGTACAGTAGATTTTTTTGGCATTATTTTTTCTTTTTCATGTCATTAATTTTTAACATCTCTAGCTGACAATAGTGTACGATCTTTTTAAGATCCTCAATACCGCCTTTTCTCTGATAACGACAAACGTACTTAATAACGTTGCCCTGAAAAAATGATAAATCATTCTTTGAAATAAACTCATAAGGTTGTATTGGAAATTTTGTATAGTGATTTCCACCTACCTGAGTGTACTGTGGAAATGATTCTTTAAATATATCTTCTGCTGTCATAGTGGGTATCCCTTTCGTTCTATTTTTGCTCTCATTAAATATAAATTTCTTTTTGCTCTCGTGCAACCTACATACCATACTCTGTGCTCTTCGTCACGCTTTATTATACTTTTAGTAACCGCTTCTCTTATCTTTTTAGCATTGTCTAACACTAAAATTACATTCTTACATTCCCCTCCCTTTGCAGCGTGAATGGTAGATACTTTAATTCGTGCTTCATCACTTAATCTTTCTTTATTTGACAACATTAATCTTATATAAATTTTTTCATCAGCTGGTGCATTGTCAAAACATTCAAACCATTTTAAATCTTTTTTAAGTTCTCTATTGCCTAAGTATTCTTTTATATCCTCTAATGCGGTATCTGATACCTCTTCACCATTTAACCATTTACTATGATTAATAATTGCCTTGTAAAGTTTAGTGTTATAACTTTTTTGATGTCTGTTCTCATAGTACAAACCTTTTACTTTTAAAAGATCACATATTTCTTTGGCCCGAGATAAAGTTCTAGTTAATATCAACCAATTATCGTGGTGAAGATCTATATTTTCTAAGCTATTGATTTTGCTGCATAATCCTTCTTCATCTCTTGGTAAATAATTTTTAGTTGCTCTAAGTCCTGCGATTCGTGCAGTAATAATTTCAGATACATCTTGCACTGCTTTTGGAATCCTTCGTGATTTTGATAATACTTTTTCTGTAGCAGGTTCTTGAATAAATCGATCTACATCTGCACCAGCCCAGCCATAAATTGCTTGGTCATCATCACCCGCTAAATAAATATTTTTTGATTTAGATTTTAGTATGTCATACAATTTCCATTGTATTGGAGATAGATCCTGAGCTTCATCAATAAAAACTACATCAAAGTTTGGAATCTTATCGGGTTGTTGTACAATGTCATGAATCATATCTGTAAAATCTACTAAATTATTTACGTCTGGATGTTTGTAATGATTGTAGTTTGCTTCAATGTGTTTTAATAAATCTGGTTCTACATTTGTTGAATGTTCTCCTGTGCAATATTCATCCCATACTGAAATATCTTTTTCTTTTGCTTTTAAAATAATTTGAAAGTATTCATTATCACAAGTTAGGTAGGGTGAAGCATCCGAATCTTTTTTAGCATTAACTCTTATACTTAATTCTTTTCCAAGATCATTATAATGATAATCCTGCATAACGTTTTCTTCCCTAAGTCCTAGACTATGAAAAGCTAAAGAGTGTAATGTTTGAAAATATCTGAGTTGTTTCTTTTTATACTCAGGATTTTT